GACGCGGGTGAGCATGAACCAGAGCATGGCCCACGAGGCCACGGTGGACTTGCCGGTGCCGTGGCCGGAGCGGACGCTGATCTTGCGCTCGCCGGCCGCCAGAAGCTCTAGGAGGCGACGCTGCCACGGGTCGGGGGTGACGCCTAAGACCTCCTCCACGAAGGCCACAGGGGCCGCGTGGTAGCGTTTGACGAAGGCGAAGTACGGGTTTTCAGAATTTTTCATGGGGTCCGTGTGGGGTTACGCAAGCGCCGACCCCCCGCCGGGGGCCACCCCCCGGGGGGGGTCTGGCGGGCGGCCGGAATCGCCCGGAGCCCCGACCCTAGTGGAATCAAGCACTTACGCGCGCCCCCGTCGTTGAGGGGGGGGATTGTCCGCAGGGCGGTCACAATCGCCCCGATTTAACATAATGGGTGTTATACGCACTACGCGCCGCAACCCCTTGCGAATCAAGCACTTGCGCCGTGCGTGTGTGTGCGCATCGGCGCCCGAGCGCGTGCTGATCGCCAGGCCGTGAGTTATCCACAGGTTATCCACAGGTTATCCACAGAGTTATCCACAGGCCGGTTCAATGAGTCACGCGCGCGGGACCGTCGGCGTCGATGCGTCATCTGTCAGCTTTTCGGGTTCCTGCACGCTCACGGTCCGCATCAGGTCGCGCACCGCAGCAAGGTGCAGCGCCGTCGTATCCGTGATCCGCACATCGGACTGGACCTTGGTCCCCCACCGTTTTGGGTCCATCCGTTCGGCCAGCCATTGCCTCGCACCCATCGCAACCTTCGCTGCGTTCGGGTCAATCTGTTCCTGCTCCACTTGGTCGGCTAGCGCCTCAATGCGCTCCGCGTTCGCCAGGGCGCGCGCAGTCCGCACTAGCTCGAACTTCTCATGCCGCGCGGGATCGGACTGAATCGTCTCCCATAGCAACTGGTATGGGATCTCGCTGCCCTTCACGAACGAGGACAGGCTGTTGCCCTCGGCGAGATGAATCCAGAGCTGGTCCCAGAATGCCGGCGATTCCATGACCGCCAGCGCCTTCTCCCGCCTCGCCCGCTTGATTGGTGTCCCTGCCATCAGTCGCTCACATGCACATAGGTGCTCACGTCTTCGTAGTCCATGTCGTAGCCATCCACCGGCACCACGTCGAAGTTAGACCAGCGCCGCTTCACAGGCTCCGGTCTCTCTTGCCGCGTCGCTCGAGGAGACGGTCGGTTGCGTATCTCTTCAGCGTAGACCCTGCGCCAGAGCTTCTCCGCCGTCGTGAACCTATGGCCGCAGGTCAGGCACTCCCGCCGACGCCGAGCCTCGGTCGGGAACTGGTAGACCTTCACGACTTCGCTCGATTTGGCGCACTTAGGGCATTTCATCTTTCGGGCAGCTCGGCCTTTGCCATCTTCAGCCAATCTTCCAAGGCCTGCACCACGAGGAACTCACGCTTGTCGCCCCGGCAGATGACGACCGGGATCTCGTAAGGCGCGCACGCTGCCTTCGCCTGGTCGACCCACTCGTAGACCGCGATGCTCTTGCGTCGCTTCACCTCGACCACGAACCGGCCAAGTCGAATGTCGCAGCCACCGTCTCGAGCCTGCCCGAGTTCACGCTTCACGACCCATCCGGTCGCCTGGCTAATCTTGTCGCAGACCTCTCGCTCGGTCTCGGCGCCGCGTTGTCGTTGTCGCAGTCCCATTTCAACCGTCCGCGGTCATGTAATGTGCTGGATGATACTCCGACCTTTTCCTTGCGCGCCAATAATCTGGTTGCCTCGCCTCATCGACCGCATCCATCACGATGGCCGTGACCGCGTTCTGCTCGATGACTGCTCGAGCGGCGATCGCCAGCTCGTCAAGGGTATGCCCAGACTTCCTCGCCGCGAGCCGATGGTGCCGGTGAGGCAAGCCGCCCGTGTTCTCGGTCAGGCAGACCGGGCAGAGCTTAACGGGCTTTCTCATCCGCCACCTTCCAGAGCAGGTTGATGCTGGGCGGCTTCTCGCCTCTCGCGTTCTCGGCGAGCTCTGCCGCCTCTTCGAAGGTTGAAGTCACCCCGAGCCACCGCGGGATCACCCGCCCGTCTGCGCCCATCCGCCAGACCACATACTCGACCTTGTCGCCCACCCGCTGGCCCCGGATACAGAACCGGCCATCCGTTGACGCCTTGTCCCAGAACGGGTCATCCATCCACTCGAGCGGCCCGGTGTGGTTGAGGTCAATCTTCTGCTGGCTCACGCCGGCCACCTCGGGTCGGTGCCGACCTCGCCGTGCTGGTCGCGGTAGTGGACGACCTTGGCCCCGAAGTGGGCTTGGAAGGTCTTAGCCACCCGGAACCCCTCCTCACCTAGCCCGTCGACCATCCTCCGGCCGAAGGCCGTGTCTGTCTTGGCTGGTTCAAGTTCCAAGGCCGGGTACGGTACAAAAGGTACGAGTCCTAAAGGACTCTCGTACCTTTCGTACCCGGTTCGTACGGTACGAACGGGTACATTTCGTACTTTTCGTACTTTTCGTACCTGATTCTGTCTCATTTTTGCCACAGTTACTTGCCCTCCCTCGACAGTTTGTAGCCCCCGACGGTGCCCGTCATGAAGGGCGAAAAGGCCAGCGCCTCGGCGGCCGCGTGGGCGGTCGTCTTGCTCATCGCCGCCTCCCTGCCGATCTGCCGCAGGTCCGGCAGCGACCAAATCATCTCCGAGTCGCTGCCCTTCTGGCGCTCCCTCAGCGCCGTCAGCAGCTGCCGCTGCGCCTTGCCCTGCGGCATCGGCTCGCGCTCCTTGCGCCCCGCCGCGGCGGTCTCGCGCATGACCAGCGACTTGACCCGCTCGCCGTACTTGTCGGCGCGCCCCAGGTCCACCTCGGTGGCCTCGTAGGCGACCGGCGCCATGCTGGCGGTGTCCTTAAACCGCTCGCGGGTGACGTTCACGACCATCGCCTGGACATCGGGCCGCTCGACGATGTACTCGGCGTCCGGGTTGGCCATGAGCGCCGACGCGCCTCGCGGGCGCTTGCTGTCGCCGTGGCCCGAGTGCGCCACGAGCAGCACCGTGGCGCTGTACCGCTCCCGCAGCCCGACGGTGAGCTTCGAGAGGTATTCGGCCACCTCCTGGTTCGAGTTCTCGTCGAGGCCGGCGGAGAACTTGCTGAAGGTGTCCACGATGATCAGCGCCGGGCGGATGCCGGCCTCGTCGATGCCCTGCTGGAGCGACCCCATGTCCGCCTCGGCGTTGAGGTTGGCGACCGACTCCAGAGCGAGCAGCCGCAGCTCGCTGAGGGTGCGCCCGTTGCCGTGCTCCTGCACCCACGCCTCGGCGCGCCGCCCGAGACCTGCGCCCTCGCCCGAGAGGATGACGACCGGGTTGCCGGCGGCGGCTATGCGCATCGCCCAGTCGAGCGCGATAAAGCTCTTAAAGCTCGCGCGCGGCCCGGCGAGCACGGCGAGCACGTTCGCCTCGAGCACGTTGTGGATCAGCCAGGTGGCCTCGCGCCGCTCCGCGACGATATCGCCAATGGCGCGCAAGGTGAGCCGGCGGCCCGTCGCGTTCGTGGCGCCCGGCGTCACCGCCGCAGCGTCCGGCTCACGCACTCGCTCCATGCCGCGCGCCTCTGGCACGTCGCCGTAGTCCGGGGTCGGCTCTTCCCGCTGCGGCGGCCCGATGCGCACGGCCTCCGAGACTGGCGCCCAGCCGCCGGCGCGGGCGGCATTGAAGAGGCTCCCGAGGGTGACGCCACCGCCACGGTCAAGGTGGAACGACTGCCACCGATACTCAATGTCGGCGCGCCCGGCGTAGGATGCCGGCAGCTCGCCCGTGATGCCGCCGCAGCTCCACGAATCCCAGAGCTCGAGGCCGTCGTCTGCGCCGCCCGATGCGTGGTGCAGCGCCATGCCGACCATCAGCCATGCGTCGTATCCGGCGGGGTCGATGTAGGCGATCGCCTCGGTGACGCGCGGTAGGTCGCGCTGGAAGTCTTGGCTGGTGCCGGGCTTGGGCGGCAGCTTCTTGGCGACCTCGGCGGGCAGCTCGAGGTCCATCCGGCGCTCGTCGATAAGCCCGGCGGGGAGCGGCTGGATGTCTCCGACCGGCCCCTGCTGC